AATCGAAAGCCCTCGTGACCGGGTCGCCGTTAAGGATCGCATCGCGAACCTCCGCGGCGGAGCGGAGCGGCGTCACGACGTTAAAGAGGTGCTTTCTCCCCTCGTCGAGTTCCGCTTGAGAAATGGCGGCACCGTTCGAGTATTTCATCTCGGTCGCCCGTCCCCAGATGAACCCGTCCGTGCGCGTAAACGGCGGCCTTCCGGGAGCGCGGGCGTCACTCGATCCGTCGATCTGAGCCGACTTCGCCATGGTGGAGCCGAACGAACCCTCTCCGGTCCCATTCATGCCGCCGTATTGGCGGGATTTGCCGTAGTTCGGCAACATGAATGGAATCATGACTTGGTCGAGGTCGCCCTTGAGCAACACTTCGATGAAATTGAGCGTGCAACCAACGTTCTGCGCGCCAGCCCAAACACAGGAGCCGGTGATTTGGTGCGAGCCCGTGTACTCGTAGCCAAGCCCCTTGACGATCAACGGATGCTTCCAGGTGTCCGTTAATAGAACCTTCGTGCCGACGGGCGGAACGGGTTGCGGCGCGCGTGCGTAGGCGGGCATCTGCGCGACGATTGCATCGTGAAGCGCATCCTGTTCTTTGGTGCGGTCCTCGAAGCGAATCCAACCAAGCTTGTCTTGAATTTCTTGCGGCGTCATTTGCATTGCCCCAGGGCGTATTCGATGCGTTTGAATGTCTCGCTGGCGGTCTTGCGAATCGCGTCCGTGAGCGCGGCGTTCGGGTCGGTCGGGAGCATCTTGTTCAGTTCTACGGCGATCTGGCCCCGAACGGTCGTGATGGCGTTGGTCAGCTTGAGATTTGTCGATGCGACCTTGAGCCGCGTATAGAGGTCGCCGACAGTCTTTACGGTCGGGTCAAATGCCGTCGGATCGGCGGCGACATGATAAAGGCCAGCGAGGCTCGCGGTATTGGCGGCCTTGTTGGGGTCGAGATCGGCCGTATAGGCGGCCTGAATCGTCGCAACGAGGGGATCGACCGGAACCGGCGTCGGCGGGATCGGTATCGGCGGGACTGGACCGGGCGGTATTGGCGGCGGAATCGGCGTGACACCGCCGATGAAGAACATGAACTCCGTGTTTTTCGTGACGTAGGTGATGTCGACGAGCTTCGTGTTGTCGTTGTACTTGCCGACCGCCGATTCTACCGCGAGTTTGACGGTTAGGTTGCCTTGCGGCGCGGACAAGATTTCGAGAACATTCCCTTTCTCGTTGCATTTCGCGGTAATCGGATAGGACCATCGGTAAAAGCCGATTCCCGGTTGAATGACGATATTGAGCGGCAACTCGTCGACGACCTTGACGTCGCGGTATTTGCCGATGATCGTATAAGGGATTTCCTGAGACCATGCCGGGGTCACGAGCAGAAGCAGAGCTAATACGAGTGCCCGTCTCATTCGTTGCCCTTTCCAATTTCGCGAAACAGTCGATCGACCAAGAGCCAAACCAGAATCATCCAAAAGTCGAGAGCGGTCATGCCTAACCTGCGGGCGGAACGTAAGCGAAAACCCAGCAGGCACCAACCGCAATGGCACCGCAGAAAAACCCAAGAAGAAACGCCATGCACGCCATTTACTTGCCGCTCTCTTCGCGCACGTCCCCGACTTCGTGACGCAGGTCCGTGGCCGGTTGTGGACGATTGAGGTCGTTCAATGTGAACGAGTAGACCCCGCCTTGGTCGAAGTTTCCATTGCTATCGAACGTCACCACGCGGAATTGGCACGACGTCGACGCCTGCATGGTGATTTGCATCTGCATGACATCCGGTCCGTAGGCGTATTCCTGCGTCACTCCGTTGTTGACGACGAAAACTTGAACACCGACGGCGTCCGGCGGGCAATTCCAACTGAGTGTCACGTCCGCAACTTTCATGATTAGCTTCCCTTCTTCGGCAACTCCAGGGGACCGGCTTCGACCTTGGGAACGGCGCCGGAGGACACGCGCCCGAAAAACGCCAGGAATTCGATCTTGTCGCCGTAGCGAATCCCGCGCGTGCTAAATTCGATCGGGATCGTCTTCCCCCATTTGTCGATCGCGCTTCCGGTCAATCCCGTCTTGGTCACTCGCCAATCCTCATCCGCGGCCTTGAGCGCCTCGACCGCCTTGGTGAATGCCTCGGCGTGCTGGGCCTTGTTGCCTGGGGCGATCATGATGCCGACGTCCTTGCCGAGCATCTCCGCCCGCGACCAACTGAGCATCTCCTCGGCGGCCCGGTTGTACTCGACGATTCGGCCATCGTCGTCGCACATGATGGTTGCTATCGGACTGCCGTGAACGATCCGAAAAAGCCGCTCCCCAGATTCCCGGCTCTTGGACTGTTCCCTCGATACCATGCTCCCCATGTAGACGATCACGCTGGTAAGGGCGATCCAGGTACACCAGCGTGCGAACTTGGCGTAGCCGTGCGTCTCGCTCATGGTTTGGCCTCGTCGCTGGGCGTCTCTTGGTACTTTCCCGGCACGAACGGCTTTTTACTCTCGGCCTGCTTGCCCACGAATTTCACTAAAAGCGCCACCCCGGCATCTAGCAGCGTCGCCCCGCCGTAGCCGGCGAGGCCGGAGATCCCCAAGAGAAAGTAAATGTGGCGGCTCTCCTGAACGTAATACCAGCCGATGAGCACAGTCAAAACAGCGGTGAGAACGCTCGTCAGGACGCTACTGCCGACATATCGGCCGGTTAGGAGAACCGTTGTCCTGAGCGCCTGGGCCATCCCCGCCAAGGCTCCTATGCCGACGGCTGCCGCAATTATCTGGAGCGGTGACGGATCATCAGGCGAAAGCGGCACGTCGCGTCCTCCTTGTCGCCATCTCTTGGACATCTCCGACCGGGCAAACCTCTATGTCTGGGAATCTTTGCGGTCAATGTCTCTGTGCCATGACCAGGCGGCCGTGACTGCCTGCGCCGCGTTTGCCTTCGCCTTGGCCGCGTAGAGGAGTGCGTAGCCTCCGAACACGGCTCCGATGATTCCCGCGATTGCGCCGCCCGTGGCCGTAACCAAAACGGCTATACCCTTCGGGTCCATGGGCGAACCACTCCCGTCAGCGGACGCGCGGCCATTTCGTTGCCCACGCGCCACGGAGCTTGGCTACGGGCGGACGACCGCCTCGCCCCATTTGCCAACGATGCCGGCCTGTTTCGTGCCCGTGATGTCCGCCGGCAAATCGAACTTAAACGGGCCGATTGCGCCGCTCGCAAAGGTCTGCGTGATCGATGCAACGACGGGTTGTCCCGGAGGCGTCGGGGCCAGAAAATGAGCGGTGAATTTCATGCCGATCGGCGCGTCCAGGCTCATCTTCGAGGTGTCCGACGAAACCACGGTGATAGTCGCGTCCTGGGCGCTGACTTCGATCGGGTTATTGGCCGCGTCGACTCCCATGACGGTGACGGTAGAATCTTCGTTGTCGCGCAGCGCTGGGCCAACGATCGGGTCGCCCGTCGCGGCCATCTTTTTCGGCATGGCGGATTTCTTGAAAATGGGGCACTTCATAACGTCCTCTTCTTTCGTTTGGGGTCTGACGGTTGGTTCGCCAAATTTCGCCGTGATGCCGACCACTTTCGCCAGCTCGGGCGCGAGGTGGACGTAGAAATCAACCCGGCCGTTGATCGACAGGTTGATTCCGAGACAGCAGGCATCGCGTTCGTGCATGGCTTCCTCGTCGGCATTCTACCCTTTGTGCGCATCTACGTCTATTAATCCCGAAAAATAACTATCCGGGCGTTCGTTTCTAGACATTTCTGCGCCTCAAGGATAAACGCTGCGATATGCCTCCCTGTGCCCTTTCCTGGTTTTTGGTCCTCGATGGAATGCCAACGGACATCGCCAAGATTTCGCACCGACGATCCGACAGCGCTAAGCATCATCAGAACCCATTTATCAACTGGGTAAACAATAACGACTAGTTTACCTTTGGCGTTCTCGTGAATCGCTTTCCGCATCCACGCCGTCGGCCCTTTTTTTCGACCCTGGTGAATGATGGATCCGAAAGGAGGATTGACGTAATTCCGCTTTCCCCAATCGCATGTCAGTCCATCAAATCCTTCCGGCAGCGGCCATGGGCATGGATCGAAGTCAAAACAAAACTCGGCGTCTAACTTTGCGTACAGGTCCGGCGGCGTTAACCAATAATGTTTGCCGTCACCGCCGTTCCCACGGTGGAACTTGTTCGCATCGGGTTTCGTCTGGCTCTGGTGAATGTCTTTTCCTCTCAGGCTGGTTTAGCCGACTCCGCCGTCACGGGCGCGCTCGCGGGTGCCGGCGAGATGTCGACCCAATAATCCTGGCCGGCCTGGAATTCCATCGTGCAGGCGACGAACTTGAGCGCACCGCCGTGTTGAGCGACGAAGAATGCCTTGTTCTCCTCGTCGTTGGGCGTGACCGACAGTTCGGCGTCATAGACGTACTCCTTGATCGGTTGCTTCGTTGCCGGGTCGATTTGCGTCAACAGACGCTTGGTCGCGAGGTTGCACGTAAACTTGCACTTTGCCATTTTCGAGATCCTTTCAATTGGAACAGTTGGAACGGTGAAAGCTATTCCTGACGCCGAACCGGGGCAGCAGCTTTGCAAAGGCACCGCGAAGGCGATTCGGCTCGGCGAAATTCTCGGCGCTTGAATTCTCCGGGATTTCCTGCGCGCCGAGAGGTCTTTCGCGTGCGAACATATATTGCAGGTCGCCAGATCGCATTGGCATCGCTTCAAGGCGTCACCACATTAAGCACGATCGGAATCACGCCTGCGGCGGACGTAAACGTATAGGTTATTCCTCCGCATGTTACTGTTGGTAGGAAATCGTTGCCGCTGGTATTCAACCCCTCGTAATGCAAATGGTACGGCGAACAGACGACCGAAAAGCTCGCTGGGGCCGAACCGACCGCGAACGCGGCGGGCGCCCAAATAACAAAGGCCGTCAGGACCCCGTCAACATAAACGGAGATCGCGAAGCTAACGTCCCAGCCCTCGCCAGGGTCAAAGCAATTCGAGGCGTAATCGAGGAATACCTGCGTGTGACCGTCCCCGACGTCGCAAATCACCTCGCCTTCGTAAGAATGCCCTACTTTCGTCAAGCTCATCGTCGCCGGCGCCATCGCGCCGATTGTGTACGTCAATGTCGCGGTGGCCGGCATATCGGCGCCGATGCAACACGTTGGCACGACTCCGGGACCTGGGCACGGGCAATGATCGCAGAGGATCGGCTTGCCCGCGCCGTCGACGAGTATCTTCCCATCTTTCAGCCAATACGTTGCCGCTGGCATTTAACACATCCCATCGTCGACCCACTTGAGAGCGCCGGCTGCGTCATGCGTGAGCGATTGCGAAACGGTCGCGTTGTAGCCTGGAATTTGCGCGAGCAGCGTATGGAGCGGCGTCAGCGAACCGGCATTGTCCGTGATGATATTCGCGCTCGCGTCCGGAATCGTGAACGTCTTCTCGGCGGCTGCCGGTCCGGAAATCTTGAAAAACCCATTGCCGGTACCGCCGTTGTTGCTCTGGATTATCCCCGTAATGCCGATCGTGACTGTATCCGTTCCGGCGTTGGTGGTGATCGCGATATTGGTCCCGTTGGCGAGCGTTAGCAGAGTTCCGCCGCCGTCCGGAATCACTGAGGCTTGGCCGGCGACTGCGAGTCCGTCGAACGCGTAAAGCGTGTGGACGAAGGTAATCGTATCGGTGGCTGCGTCGGTCAAGATCTGAATACCGCGTCCCGTCGAGAGGGTCAGAATATCGGCTTCCTGGTCGGCAACGACGTCGGATTGAGTCGAGACGCGAATTGTTTTGAACGTGAACTGAGACGAGTTGATGGTAATCGAGTCGGCGCCGGCGACCGTGGTGATGGTGACATTGGTCCCGGCGACAAGGGTCAGCGTGTCCGCGGTCGAATCCGCGTCGACGTTCGATTGACCGGCGACCGCGATCGTCGAAAAAGTGTTAAGCGGCGTCGCGGTGTTCGTGATCGTGATCGTGTCGGTGGTCGCGTTGGTCGTGAGAACGATGCCGGCGCCAGCGACAAGCGTGAGGGTATCCGTCGTGCCGTCGGCGACGACGGTCGATTGTCCAGAGACGGCGATATTGGTGAAAACGTTCGCCGTGTTGCTGACGGTGATCGTGTCAGTCGAGGCGTTCGTGGTAAGCGCGATTCCGTCGCCCGCAACGAGCGTGAGCGTGTCCGTCGAGGAGTCCGCGACGACGCTGGACTGACCCGCGATGGCGATCGTCGTGAAACTGTTCCCGCCTCCGCCTGACGAGACAAATGTTATCGTGTCCGTCGCGGCGTCCGTGGTGATCGTCATCCCCGAGCCGGCAACGAGCGTCAGCGTGTCCGCGGCGGCGTCCGCGACGACATTGCTTTGACCGCTGACGGCGATCGTCGAAAAGGTGTTTTGATTCGCGCCGTTGAACGTGATCGTGTCCGTGCTCGCGTCCGTCGTGATGGTCATGTTGCCGGTGCCGACGAGCGTGAGCGTGTCGGTGCTCGAATCAGCAATCACGCTGCTTTGACCGCTGACGGCGATTGTCGTGAAACTGTCCGATGCGCCGCCCCCGCCGGCTGCCGTGATCGTGATCGAGTCCGTCGAAGCGTCGGTGGTGATCGTAATATTACTGCCGGCGACAAGCGTGAGCGTATCTGTTGAGACATCCGCGTCGACATTCGATTGACCCGCAACACTGATCGTCGAGAACGTATTCCGGTTATTGGTGACGGTGATCGTATCCGTCGAAGCGTCCGTGGTGATCGCGATGCCGGAACCGGAAACCAACGTGAGTACATCGCCAGGCGTGTCCGCGACCACATCACTTTGCCCGCTGACGCTGATCGTCGCGAACGTGTTGGCCGTGTTCGCAATCGTGACGGAATCCGTTCCAGCATTCGTGGTGATCGCGATATTGGTCCCAGCGACGAGCGTGAGCGTGTCCCCCTCGATGTCCGCCACGACGTTGGACTGTCCAGAAACCGCGATGATCGTGAATGTGTTTTGACTCGCGGTGAACGTGATGGTGTCCGTACTTGCGTTGGTCGTGATCGCGATATTGGTCCCGGCGACGAGCGTTAGCGTGTCCGTCGAACTGTCGGCGATGACCGAGGACTGACTTGCAACCGCGATCGTCGTGAATGAATCGGAAGCGCCTCCACCCCCGGCGGCGGTGATCGTGATCGAGTCCGTCGATGCGTCCGTGGTGATGGTAACGTTGCTGCCAGCGACGAGCGTGAGCGTGTCCGCAGTGCCGTCGGCGACCACGTTAGATTGACCGCTGACGGCGACCTGCGTGAAGACGTTGCGGACGTCCGTGATTGTGATGGTGTCGGTCGAAGCGTTGGTCGTCAACGAGATGCCATCGCCCGCGACGAGCGTTAGCGTGTCGGTGCTCGAATCCGCGACCACGTCGCTTTGCCCGCTGATGCTGATCGTGGTAAACGAATTTGATGCTCCGCCGCCGCCGCTCGCGGTGATCGTGATGGTGTCGGTCGAAGCGTTCGTCGTGAGCGTAACATTCGCGCCGGCAACCAAGGTCAACGTGTCGGTGGCACTGTCCGCGACGACGTCGCTTTGTCCGGACACGGAGATCGTTTGGAACGAATTCGGAACCGTGGCGTCTAGCGTCGTTCCAGTAATTGACAGGCCGGTCCCGAGCGTCAGGAATGCCGATGAAGCCGCGGACACGTCGTAAAAATAAATGTTGTCCGATCCAGGCGCCGTCAGGTGCGCGCCTAGGCCGCCATCGACGAGCGCGACCGCGTCGCCGAACTTCCGATAGATATAGTTGCCGCCTATCGTCGCGCGCGTGCCGCTCAGGTCGAGATTTGGACTCGATCCCGCAGAGGCCGTCATGACCGTGTTGAAGGAACTTGTCCCGGTATTCCAAATTTGAAGGTTGAACGAATCGCCGCTGGTATGGCCGGTTCGAATCCCGGAGGCACCGGGAAGAAAAATATACGAGCCCGTGCCGAGCGGCTGCGAAGCGCCGGCATTGAGCGTCATCGTCCAGTTGCCCGGAAATGAGACGTTGTCGATCATCGTAATGACGGAGTCTTTGCCGAGCTTCCCCGACGTTCCGTCGAAAAGGACGACTGCGCCGTCCGTGGCCGATGTCGGCACGACTAGGGCCGTCGTCGCGAAAGTAACCGAATCCGCGCCGGCGTTTGTGGTCAACGCCATGCCGGCTCCGGCGACTAAGGTCAACGTGTCGCTCGGCGTGTCCGCGACGACATCGGATTGTCCGCTAACTGAGACTGTTCCAAACGAATTGATAACGGTCGGCGTTCCGCATGGGGCGGAGGGAACGAGAATCACGCAACCCGTCGTTGGGTCGACGGTCATTACCAAGCCATCGGCGAGGGGGTCGAAGCCGGGGGCGGATTCCCAGCCGCAGAGGCCGGTCGCCGTGCAGGCGGGACCGAGGAGATAGACCAGCGCCCACTTGACGCCGGTTCCGGACTGTTTCCACAAGACGCGCGCAGGACCGCATTTCTCGGCCATGGTCATGTGATCGGCATTGCCGGAAACGACGTCGGCCCACTTCCAACCGGCTTCGGTGCCGCCCGCGACATTGATCTGCACGGGCGCGATGCCCGCGATAATGGCGCGGCCGATTTTCTGGTCCTTTAAGGGATTGCTCTTGAACTCGACTGAGTTTTCGTCGTAGTTGATGAGCGGACTCGCGATACGCATGACCGAGAATCGGGCGCGCGTGCCGCCGGAGTCGTTCTGGACGCGGATATAGACGGGGCTCGTTGGATCGTCGCCGATGCCGTAGCTACTGTCGTATTTACGAGCGCGTTCCGCTCTTGCGGCGGCATTCCACCCTTGAATCTGCGGCGCCGTGATCTTGTGTAGCTTTTCGCCGCGGGCCAGGTCTCGGAACGCGTCGGCCATCACTCCTCCAGGCGCAGGTCGGAGAAGTCCGTCGAGCGGTAGACCCTTTCGACGTAGACGGCGCGCGGCGTGCGCGTTTGCGTGTGAGTCGTCGCGTCTTCGTCCTCTTCGCTGTAGACCCAAAGCAGATCCCAGCCGCGCTTTTCGTCGACGACGATTTCGCCGACGGAACGCCATGATTCCTCGTCGAGAACCTCGATATTTCGGCTAACAGAGAACGAATAGGTCAGTTCGAAGCGGTTGTCTACCATCATTCCGCCGTCTGTGCCCTCAAAGAGAAGTTCGCCCATCAAAAAGTGCATCCAGATTCCGCCGACCAAGATGGTGAAAGGCGCGTTGTTGTAGCTCGGCGTCATCCCTTCGAGGTCGGCGATATATTGGCCGTCGATTTCGCCCGCGACATGAACCATCGCGTGCCAGTCGCCGCTGCCAGCGCCGCCCATGATGTATAGGATTGGTCCAGCGCCCGCGCTGCCGTCGCCATTGGTCGACAGATAGCGGTAGCCTTCGGCCTCGGAATCATGGGAGGAGAGGACGTCTCGCGTTCCGTAGGCGTCGATCGGAATTCCCGGTGCCCACGATTTTGTTATTTTGAATTGGAATTGGGCGGACTTGATCGTCACGCCTTCGATTGACGTCTTCGTGACGTTGATCGCACTTTTGAAATCCGGCGCGAAGCTCGCCCCGTCCTTGCCGGCGACGTCGTACTGATGTTGGCGGGCGCGGGAATAATCGATTTTCTCAGAGCCGCCGCCCGTTTGGAACGTGAATTGGAGCGGCTTGACTTGCGCGTAGATCACTTCGCCGACGAGAATTCCGCCGCCGGCTTCGGAGGGCGTCACGTTGATCGACTGCGGTTTGTAGCTCGTGCCGCTCGACGCTACGTATTCGGCCGGCGCGTTGATGCGCAACCATTCGAACGCGACCTGCTCGGATTCGATGACTTTGAATTTGAGCGCACTACCGGATGCTGGCGAACCATCGAGGACGACGGACGTGTCCGACGTCACGGTTTTGATCTCGTAAACGCCTCGGGCGTCGATTGAGACGATATTGCCGAGTTGGCCGATGAATCCCCCGGTTGCGCTCGTGAAGGTAGTTGTGCCGCTGGCGACTCCGTCCGTGGAAGCGAAGACGGTTTCGAGTTGGATATCCCAGCTGATTCGGCCGCTCGAACCCTCGAACGCGTCGGTGCCGGAACGCGAGTCGGCGCGTTCTTTTTGGAACATTACCCAACCTCCATCATGACGGTCGGGAAGCCGGATTCGTCGGTGTTGCCGGCGATCATGTCGAGGAGTTCGATCATTCGGGCCGTGTTCGAGACCAGCTGCTGTACGGGCGAACCGCCGAAGCCCGAGACCACGTCGCGGTTGAATGTGCTTCGTGCCGATGAGCCGCGGGCGAGTTGTTCGGCGATGTCGGACGCGTTTGGCAATCCTTGCAATTGTTGATCTTGCTCTGAGATCCAGCCGCGGTTAGCTCGATTCGTCAAAGCGTTTAGCTGTTCTTGAGCCGCGGCCGCCGCTGCTACGGCGTCGCTGCCGATTTCGCCGACTCTCCTCCGACCCGCTGACAATGCGAAACCAGGGTGAGCGAACGCGAAAAGAGTTCTCAAAACGCTGAACTCAGCCTCCATGTCGGACATCAGGAGCCGCCATATTGCCCTGAGGCCGTCGGTAACGATGTGGAAGGCGGTGAGCATAGCCCCAAACGCTTCGGTCATGGTGAACCCGAACTCGCGGCCGAACCATTCGTTAAAATCGCTTGCGACAACTTTGAGGCCGGCGATGGCGATTTGGAAAGCAAGCGACAAGTCCCCCGAGGTGATGGCGTCCTTGATGCCGCCAAAGGTTTGATTGAAGACGTCGGCGACCCGCCCGGCTCCTCGGGCGATGACCGTAAAAAGGCCACTGACTTTCCCAAGAAAAACAAACAGCGCGCTCGCGGCGACGACAGCAATTCCGATCGGCGAAAAAGCCGCGGCTGCGATTCCCGCAATGGCGGTTATGACTCCCCATATCCCGGCGAAAACGCTCGCAAGGCCTGTCGCGGTGAAGACGACCAAGTTGACCCCGGCGGCCAGCGCGAGCAGTGTCGCGGAAATGCCGACGATTGCGCCGCCAATGAGGGCGACCTTTTGGACGATCTCCTCGTTGTTTTGAACCCACGATTTTACCTGACTCACGATGCCGCGGATGGCGTTCAGCGACAAAGTCAGCGCGGGCGCGAGCGCGGCGCCGATCGCTTTGCCGACAGACTCCTTGGTCTTTTCCAAGGCGCGCATGGCCTGCGAAAGGTCGAAGGCGGCCTTGACCTGGGCCTCCATCCGTTCGGGCGATAGTCCCGATTGACCGGCCTCCGCGCGGGCCGCTCCAAGTCCGCCCGCGAGGCCGACCATGGCGCCGCCGCCGCGGCCGAAGATCTGCCGGCCGAGCGCCTGCCGCGTGTTGAGGTCGCCGATGACGGCGAGGCGCTCCCCGATCAATTGCAACTTGTCGATCTCGGACATGCCGGCGATGTCGGCGACAGTGAGTCCGAGCTGACGCATAGCGTCGCCCGCTTCTTTGCCGCCTTGGGCGACGTCGTGCAGGAAAATTCCCATTTTGCGCATGCCGCCAACGGTTTCGCCGAGGTCGCCGCCGAGGAGTTGCACCGCGCCTTTTAATTCAGAGATTTCGGCCGTAGAAATGCCTGCGGCGCGGGACATCAGGTAGATTTCGCGTCCGCTATCGGCGAAAGATTGAATCCAGCCGGTGATTTTGTTGGTGACGAAACCCAGGGCGAGCGCGGAGCCGAGCGAACCGAGGGCGCCGGCGAAGTTGCTAAGCTTTGCCTTGGCGACGTTCAAGCCCATTTCTAAAGGATTGAGATTGGCGCCGACCTCGACGTACGCGCGGCCGGCCCTAACCCCTTCGGCTCCCGCTGCCATTGTCGTCCTCGAAACGATGGCCTTGCGCCGCGGCGAGTTGCCGCAGGCTGATTTTCTGCGCCGGTACCCGCTTTTCTTGCTTGTTCTTTAGGTCATCGGGCAAATAGTAATCCGGAGTTCGCTCGACCCCGTGCGCTGCAGAATACATCGACAACCAAAGCGACCGATAAGACCACTCTTCGCGCCGCCGGCCGCGGGCCATGAGCACTAATTCGCCAAGCGTAAAGGGGCCGGGGTCGATGCCGACGACGCCGGCGAGATGCCAGATTTCGTCTTCAATGATTTGGCCAGTGAGCCGGCGTTTTTCGCGTCCTCGACCAGCATTTCGACCGTGATCCCGTCCAGTGCCGTTTCCGCGTCCGTCGTCAGCGATTCCACCGCGGCAAGACTCTTGGCTTTCATCGACCGGAGGACCGCCGCCATCCTCGGGTCTTGGGAAAAACTGACAAACGCCTCAAAGAAAGCGTTGGCCGCGTCCGTCACCGATTCACCCGCGAGGCTCCCTCCGAACTGCTCGTCAGTGATCTTGAGCGCGTCGGCCTGCTCTTTGCACAAAACATAGATGACGTCGACGAGCGTAATCGGATCGCGCAAAAGCTTTTGCAGTTCCGCGAACTCGTTTTCGACGAGCTTGTATAAGTCGACGCCGAGCAAGGCGCGTACCTTTTTGGCGAGCGCCACGTTGATTTCGATTTGCCAGGCGCGCCCCTGGCGGTCCTTGAACGATTGCATGCAGAGACCTGCGATTAACTACCGACCGTCACCCAGGTCGGATCGTTGACGGATTTTCCGTGGGGCATCACTTCCATGTCGACCGTCGCGCCGTCTTCGAGCGGTTCGCCCTCGGTGAATTTTGTGATGATGAAGTCGCCTTTTTGGTAGACGGTCCCCGTCGTCGCGAAGGGGCCGTCGGCGAAGATCAACCCCACAATCGGCGCGGGGTTCGTCTGGACCGCGGCGAGAAAGGCAATCTGATCGGTATCGGCGTTGTTGCGGAGGAGCTTGATGGTAGCGCCACCTTTCATGAGACCAGCGAGGCCCTTTTCCCAAACGGTCGAGCGGCTCTTGAGAACGGCAACGTTGCGCTCCATGTTGATCTGTACATCCATGACGGAAACGACTTCCACCGCGGTGGGCGAGGAAAATGTCCCGGTGTTGCGGTACATTTTGCATTCCAAGCCGATCGTGCCGACGGTTGCGACCATGATAGCGCCTCGTTATTTGCGAATTAATTTCGAATTAGACCTTGGGAACGCGGAGCCGCGCTGCGTGCGCTCCCGCGAGAACCGCCTCGAGCAATTCGTCGCCGTTGGGGTCGCGTTTAAGCTTCGCGACGAGCGCCGGGCGCTCGGCGTTGACGATGTCGTTCGCTTCGCCGCGTCCCAGGCCGGTAATCATGACGCCATCGCTGCCGGCGATGCCGGCGGACTCGATGACGGCGATCGCCGGGGCGTCGGGCGAGCCGATGTCGGCGATGAGTTCGACTTTCTTTCCCATTGCTGCCTCACTTTTTGACTCGGTCTTTCCATTCCTTGGCCAGATGCGGTTGCGCGGCTTTCAGGGCTGGCTCGGAGAATGGTCGCGGTTTAACCTCGGCGTTTCGGATTACCAGCTTACCGCTGTTAATCGCTGCCAAACGTCCCTTGATGCTCATCACGTAAAGCGGGATGAATTCGCCGCGGCGGTTGATGACCCCCCTGACCTTGACCATACCGCCTTTGTCGAGGACTTCCGGGGCGGTGCCGCTGCCAAACTTTGGCGGTCCAATGACGACGGATGCGGTTTTCGGGTCATAGGCGAACTCGATCTTTTTCAGATTTCCCTGATGCGAAAAAGGTGGCTGGCCTTCTGGCGCGTGCCCCTTTTTCTTCCTGATCGAATTTCGCATGACCTTGCGGATATAAGCGCCCTGGCGCCCCATCACCGCGGCTTTCGCTTTTCCGACCGCGTCGACCACGGCTTGCTTGTCGAAATAAAGCTTCGTGTTGAAGCCGGTTTTTGCCACGGTTCACCGAAACAGCGTGTACGTCACCGCGATATTGACGGCGACGATCCCCAGGGTCTCCAAACGCTCCATGTCCATCGTCGTTTCCTGCTGCGTCGGCACGGCTTTCAGGTTTTCCGTGCGGATGATCGAGGTCAGGTTGTCGCCTAGAAAATCCTCGATCTCCTGCGCGAAATCAACGATCGGGTCGACCAGCTCTGCCTTGACCACTTCGCCTTCGGTTCGGCCGATCATCTTGCGAATCACTGTCACGTTAATGGTGCAATCGTGCTGATTCGTCGCGCGGCTGATCTGGTTCACGACGCGGTCGCCGGGGATTACCTGAATCAGATACTTGTCGGTCTCTTCGATGTCGTTGACCGCCAGGTATTCCCGCTGCGCGAAAAAGTTCTGGCTGAACGTCTGGGCGGTGAGCAGGTCGGTTATCCCTTGGGCCAGCTCCCGCATGACGGCGTTACGCGGGGCAGCCATTCGTGACCTTTAGGAATTTCGTGTTAATCCGCAGGCTCGTCCGCATGTCGTCCCACGAATACTCCGGTTCCCCTTCGCTCGGCGGCCGCACTCCGTAGCGGCTCGTGTTCCCATTCTCCACCATCTCGATCAGGTCGCCGACTTTTGGGACTGTTTGTTCCCCGCAGATCACCAGCTTCGTCGGGTCATTGAGGATGAAGTCCTTATCGGTCGTCCGTAACTGTGTTCCGCCGAACTCGGCGGCTAGGTTCATGTTCACGTTGCCGACCGTGGCGTTCAGGTTTACCGAATTCTTGCCGCGGCGGTAAACGATCGGCTGACTGACCGCGGCTTCGTGGCGTCCGTTGAGCCATTGCATTCCGGCCATGAGCAAATCCGGCATGACGTCCTCGACCTACGGGGCCATGAGTCCGGCGCCTTTTAGCGACGTCAGGACGGCGTTTTGCTTCGTCGAAAGTTCCTTGACTGCGGCCATCAGCGCGGTAATCGCGGCGGCGATCGCGGTCGCGTCGGCGGCGCTCGGAAAAACACTCGATCCGTTCCACGCGACCGAGGGCGTGAAGGTCGTCACGGCGCCGATCGTGCCGTCGGCCGCGGCTCCGCCGGAATTGTCGACGAGTGTAGCGACCGTGGCGGCGACCGACTGTATTGCCGTATCTGCCATCGGCAGATGCAGGACATAGACTAGATCCCCGTCGTTGCTTGCGGCAGTTAGCGTCCAACCGAACGACGTATTGCCGGCGGCGGTCAGCGTCACCTTATCGGCGGTATTGTCCCAATAGACGCGCTTGCCCGCGGCAATGGCGCCATCGGCGACGACTTGGTAGACCCCTCCTCCTGCCGCCAGCGCTTCCTTGCGGTTGGCGATCATGTCCAGGTGCGCGACGAGCGGCATGTCGCCGACGATGATGACGTCGCCTGTCGAGACGGCGGCGGATGGCGTATAATCGGCCATCAGCGGGTCGCCGTGATAAAATCGCGCCTGCACCATTTCGGTTACACCTCGGGTGCGTGCTTAACGGGGAAAATACTGCCGTCCCCCGCGGCTGCGTCGACTGTCCAGCCGAATGGCTTGAGCGAGCCCGCGGTCTCGCTGACCTTGCTCGTCGCGTTGTCCCACCAGACCTTCTTGCCGACGGCGATCGCGGCATTGGCGGTCATGAGGTAGACCCCGCCGCCGGCCGCGAGCGCGCCTTTACGGTTGGCCGCAATGTCCAGATGCGCGACGAGCGGAAAATTTCCCAAGACGACGACGTCGCCAGCCGCGACGGCGCTCGTCGGCGTGTAGTCGACCATGAGAGGGTCGCCGTGGTCAAATTTGGCCATCATGTTCGGAATCCTCGAAAAAGTTCTGTTTTAAGCCCGGCGAACGTCTCGCGGCTCAAGCGCCGTTGATCTGGACTGCGGCGACCGGGTCCTCATAGCCGACGCCAAAGTCGAAGAAGCATCTCCATTGCATGCCGAGCGTGTCAAATTCGGCGTCCTCGCTCTGGATCGTCGGAATCTGGTTGCCGTTCAAGAAGGCCATCGCGATCGCGCAGCGGACGGCCGGATCGGCGAAAAGCCACCATACGGTGGAGCTTTGGCCGGTGATGGCCGCGCCGTTTTCGTCCTTAACGGCGGTATTGTTGACGAACGCCGACTTGTACGGCGTGTACTTGCCCGCATGCTCGTTCTGGCTAACCTCGGTCTGGTCCTTGCCGGTGATCTTCATGCGGCCTTCGTAGATATTGCGGGCTGGCACATAGTTCACGGTGCCGAGGAGCATTCGGTCTGGCGGCACTAAGATTGGCTTGTTGTTTGGATCGACTTGGTTGCTAAACGCTGTTTCAGCAAGGGTAATCGCGGCTATTCCGTTGGCGGCCGTCATAACGCCGCTCGCGGTCGTAATAAGGTTTTTGTTGTTGGCATGGAAAAAGCTCGTGGCGTTGGCGAGCAAGAGGACGAAGAAAGCTTCCTCCGGACGGATCCGCGCCAGGCGGCCGAAGACGTCGGGGATCTGCAAGAACGCGCCCATGTCGTCGTTGATCTGCATCTGTCGCGTGAGGGCGATGATGCCGCCATAGGTGTCGATTTGGTTCGTGTACGTCGCGTCTTGCAGCGAGATATTTTTCAGTTCTCCATCGGGGCCGAGCTTGCGCATCGAGCCGGTCGAATCGAGCCGGTAACGCGAATGAACCTTGAAGTCGTTGTGGTCCCGGATGGCGCAGAAATTGGGCCAGACGACTGCTGCGGCCTCATAGCTGGCAATCATGCGCTTATTGGCGAGGTTGCTCAGGATGCCGGAAAGACTCAGGCTCGTGAATCCTTCGGCGCGAATGTCGGGGCCACTGCGGACTTTGCGGTCGGCGCGGAGAGCGGTGCGGATCGTCTCGTCCGTGATCGCGCCCATACGCGTGTGCATGCCGGCGGCGCGGATTACTTCGAACATGATCGTAGACAGGCGGGCGCCGCGGAATCGTTGGCTCGTCGCTTCGTTCATGATCTTTTCGTTGAACCACTTGCCGACGCGGGCTTCGTTGATCCCGGCGCTGATGCAAAGAGCGGCTTCGAAGCAATCGCTGGCCTTGATTTCCGTGCGGCCGGCGTCCGTGGTGATAATTTGGATGTCCGGACGATTGCGGCGAAGGATTTCCAGCTCGGTTCGGTCGGGGGTCCATTTTTCCTTGATGGCGGTCGCGAGGACGTCGGGATTGCCGACGCACCGCGCCGTGACGTCCGCAATCCGTGCCATTTCGGCGCGTTCTTCGCGGTCCTTTTTCAACTCGTCGCGGATGGCCTGGAGATCGGCCGCGGCGTTGATCGCCGGGATCGGGGTCGGTGTGGGCGTCGGCGCCGGTGGCGGCGTTTCCTTTGCTTTCTCGGCGGCGTCAAAGGATGCCTTGAGAAAGATTTTTTGCGGATCCGTGATCGTCGCGGGGTCGAAGCCGGCGGCTTTGATGAATGCTTCGAATTTCGGTTCCATCGCGTTCACTCCACTTGCGGCGATATCGACGCGCGTTGCGCCGGTGTCTGCCCCGCGTTTGACAAAACTAGTTTCCTTGAGCGTGGTCTTGCGGGCCACGTACACCGGGCCTGTGAAGGTCTGGCCGTTGACGTTGACCGATTCGCCCGCGGCGTAGACTTCCATCGCCTGGACGCTCGCGCCTATCGATCCTTCCCAATCGAAGCCGCCTTTTTTCGCGGCTACGATCAGCTTGCCGTCGTCCGTTTCGGCGTCGACGTAGCCGGAGATTTCGAGCCCCTTGGCCGTGATCGCGATCGATTCCGATTCGCCCGCTTTGCCGTGGTGCTCGCCGAGCATTGGCATTGCCTGGGCGGCGATCGTCATGCCGGCCAGGTCGACGACGACGGGCAGATCGTATTCCTTGAGAGCGAGTTTGCCGCCGCTGTAGGCGAGCATCTTGAATTTTTTGCGGTTGCCCGCGGTGGCCTCGATCGTGAGCGCGCTGCTGCCGGTTCGCATTTCATCCGGCAAAATGCGCCCGTTCGAACCCAAAAAGCCTTCACTGGCTCTGATTTCTGGCCAGATCACTTAATTTCCTTAATCCTTCCGCTCGTATCACTTGCGAGCATGAACCTGACTAGTTCTTCCGCCGTCGGCTCTTTTCCATGCTCGCCCATATATTGCAGCTCTGATTCCTTCCCGAGCCATTGCATGCGGGGCACGTTTCCCGAGGTTTCTATCGACCCGTCGCGCCTGCTCTCGATGGTGCCTATTAACTCTCGCTCGCCGTCATTGTTCGCGCCAGAATAAACTCCGATTTTCATCGTTCACCCGCCAAACAGCCGACTTACCCACGATTTGCCGGCGTCGTGACCGGAGCCCAAATCTTGCAAGCGGCCGAGAGTTAGATTATCACCTTGCAAGAACTGGCGCAACACGCCAGCTCGGGCGCTCACTCCGGCGGCGTCGCGCGTTTGGCCAGCGGACCGCAATTGCTCGGCGATTTTATCGCCGGCGCGCGCCATGTGGTCGACTTCGCCCCTTGAGAACGCGAAATCCCGCCCGCCGAGGTGGTGCATATACTCGGGTGCCCTAAACTGTGCGCTTTTATCCTTGCCGGCGCTGAATGATGGGTCTTTGTCCAGACCCACAATTTTGTTGTCGCGTATGAAAAAATTGCCGTCGTTAGGGTCTGTATGTCCGATGGCGTATCCGTAAAGCGCTTGCCTCTCGACTGATTGTCGATCCGCCGCGTTTACGGCCGCATGTTTTTGAGCCTCAGACATTTTTCCCATGTCCTTGAAGCCTTGCCTCTGGAATTCCACGGCGTTCACCGGGCGACCTTGCACTGTCGCGCCTCTAACTTCAATGACTTCGGTCTGGGCGGTCTTGGCGTATTGAGATCCCATCTGCTCGGACTTCGAATACGCGGCGCCCTGCTTGATCATGTAATCTTTGCCGTCGACCTTATAGATGGGAAAACCGCGCGGGCCCATTTCTGCCTTGCCCTGCATCGCCGCGCCGAGGTCTTTTGAGAATTTTGCGGAGTCGCCGCCAGCGCTGTCTCCCGACGCGAACCGCCCTTGCTCGTCGTGATTCTCGTTGTAGGCGACTATTCGCGCTAGTTCGCGGCCGTGGCCGGAGACAACGCGGCGGAGCATTCGCGGAATCCTCTCAAGCGTTTGCGGCATTTGCCACCCCTTTCGCTTGGTCGGAATTCGCGGCTGGTTCGGTCGTCGGAATCTTCGGCGCGGGCGCGGCTTGCGCGGACGGATGCGGGATTCCTAACTCCTCGCACTTCTTGTACTCGCGGCCGATTTGTTCGAGCTTCGTAACCCAGTCCTTACCCTCGGCGCTCGCGATCTCCTCAAGACTGCGCGACAGGTTTTTGAGCGCGATGTCGTCGGCGTTGGCTTTTTTCACGGGGTCGACGTGGTCCCATCCGTCCCATTGCCAATAGCGGCGCCATCCGGCCGGCGGTCCCAGGTCGGCGAGCGGTAGATACCCTTCGATCAGGCTGGCCTCGGCGAGCCAGGCGTTGAAAATCGGGTTGAGCAATAGCCGCGCGCAGACGTTGCGTTCTTTGACGCACTTGCGCTGCCAACTCTGCACTTCCAACCGGCCGCTGGCGTAGTTCGAATCGCTGCTGTCGCCGGTTGCGATCGTGAATGGCATCTCGATACAACGGCAGATTTCACGGAGGACTTTGTCGACGAATTCCGCATAGCCGGTGCAAGGCTGCTGCGGCGTCATCTGCGAGATATCGGCGCCGACGGGCAATGTCTGGAGCATGCCGCGGACGATGTCGACCAGTTCGAACGGAATCGGGGCGTCGGCGCCCTCGTGGCCGGGCGGATAGGCGGTCTTGATGATCGCTGCGAAGCTGGCGCAAAGCTCGGCGGCGCTCAGGACGGCGAGCGAATAGCGGCGCAATTGGTTGAAATTCGGCAGGCTCGGCGTGATATCCGGGATGCCGCGTTTCTGGCCGGGGCGTTCGATCCTGTACCAGTGCAGGACGTTCTTTGCGGAAATGACTTGGGGAATCTGATTCTGGAAGAAAATGGCGTATTCGCCTTCGCCACCCGGGTGAAACTTGAGCAGGTCGTATTCGGTCGGGTTGCCGTAGCGGTCGTAACGGATACCGTCGATCGCCTGGACGGGGTATTTGAGATCGCCGAAGCGCGGGAAAGGCGTGTGGATTTGGTCAGTCTCGATCGGTCGCAGGTCGAGTTGTACCGGGTCTTCAATCGCGGGATTCGTCGTCTTAATGACGAACATTTCGCCAGAGATTAATCGCTCCTTGTATGCCAGCTGCAGGAGATCAACGAGGTCGACGGCTTCGGCCCAATTGGCGAAGAGTCGCTCGATTTGCTGATTGGCGGGTTCGTTGCTGGTTTGGACTTGGGGCCGCGGACCTGTGCCGACGATTTCATTGGCGTAAGTCAAGACCATGCCCTTGCAGTATGACGAATTGTCATACTCATGACGGGCGCGGTTGCGTAGGGTCTGGCGGACGCGGAAATTAGCGGCGGGGTTGGGACCGAGCGAATCGGCGTTGAGCCAATGCTTGCTGTTCTCGTCCGTGAAAAGCGCGGCCTCATATTTGGCTTTGATTTCGCGGTGCGCCCGCTCCATCGCGGCTTTGACGCGGGTCGTCTTGGCGGATTCGACCGGCTTCGACGTCCCCGTGAGCCAAGCGGCGGCGCGGGCGATCGGCGCGAATGGGTTCATGTTCCGGGGCCTCCGAAACGCGCACGGGCGCGGCGGCCGAGGAGCATGTTTAGGAATTGATTCTTGGGAGCGGCGTCGTCGATCGAGGCGCGGGCGTCAAGCCGGTCCGCGACGTCGAGCTGTTTCATGGGGTCGAGGGCTTGCGAGGAGCGGCCGTCAACGGAGGCCGACGAGATGCCGGATGCGGAATTTGCCGCGGCGCCGGATCGGAGGTCGTTCGGGGTCGGCACAAAAAACCGCCGTGCGGAGTGTGCGGCCTCGCACGGCGGCCGGAATGGAGGTGCCTCGGGGGATCAGCCCGAGTCCGCGTCAACGTTGTTTAGTGTGGACTTATCTACAGGGAATGCAATGCCGATCGGGGTTGGGTGACTATTAGTAGATTTTTTTTAACCGCCAGCCTCACGGAGATCGCTGCAAGCGGATGTGTGGGAGCAAAAATCGACGATCCTTCCGCATAGTGGGCAAGCCTTCATTTCACTTCGCTCCGTTGCTCGATTCGGTGGTCATCTGGGCGGATCCGCAGTTCCGGCAGACGCGGCGGCGGTAGATCCGGTCGCCCTGGTCGCGGATCGTTTGGACGACGCGGAGTTCCGCGCAGTTGCAGGCGCGGCAGCGGATGCCTTTCGGCGGGTCGGCTGCGGTGGCTTTGACGTCAGCGGGGTCGGTTGGTCGGCTCATCGGAATTTCCCGGCGTAGGCTGGGTCGGCTAGTTCTCCGATCAGGTTGGAAGGAATTCCAAGCGACCGCGAGACCAGATCAATCGCGACGTCGATTCTGTCGAGATTGGGTTGATTGCGGTCGTCGACGACGTTGCATCTGGCAACGTACAGTCGGCCGGTGCGTAATGCGTCGAGAATCAACGCGTCGTCGAGTTCTTTGCGTGTTTTCTCGAAAACCTTTCGTTCTTCGTCGGTCCAGGTCATCGCGCCGCCCTCCCTTGGGCTTGTTGTTGCATTTCCCGATAGCTGACGCGCTTGCGTTCTGTCTTCTGCGCCTGCTGCGCCGCGAGCCTGACCCCTTCGAAGCTGGCGGCGGCGGCGGCTTGCGTCAAGCAATCGAACCAGTGATTCTCGCGGTTCGGCTTGAGTTGCCATTCCTCGATCTCGACTCCCGTCGCGACCGCTCGATTCAGGACGCCGAACTCCGCGGTTAGGTGGTTGATCAGCATTCCGTGCTGGCTCTGCGGGTCATCGTACAGCGTCAGCGCGCCGCCTTCGCCGATCGCCTGCAAGAATCGCTCTTTGAGGAACGATTTCCAAAAGTTCGTGTCGTGCTGGATGCTCCGCAGGCTTTTTCCGGTCAACACTTTTTCGAGCCAGTGAAATCCAAGCCGTTCGCCGTCGCGCTTCGGGAAATCGCTCCATTGCGTTTGCGTCGCCTTGATGCCGCGGCCCTTGCACGGGCGGATCTGGGCGGTGTACGGGCTCGTCCGGCAATACTCGATTACGACATTGCTTTTATATCCGGTATCGATGAACGCGCGGTCGATTCGGACGTGGGATTTGCCGCCATCGCTGGGAAAATCGCGGGTCATGAGCTCGGGGACGAGGTGCGCGAGGCCATTGTGGAGCTGGCCGTCGATGTTGGCGCCGGGCAATTCGGTCTGGAGCGTGTAGAGGACGTCGTTGAGGGCGAAGTTGCGGCGGCCTTTTTGGTCGGGCCAGGTTCCGTATTCAATGATTGAGCCGGAAAAGTCGTCTCCCCAGGCGCAAATGAGCCAGAAAAGTAGGTTCCCTTGCACGTCAATTCCGCACGTCAGCTTCGTTGCCCACGTCGGAACGACGCTTTGGCGACGTCCGGACATGCGTTTTTGCAGGTCGGCGGCTGTCAGATGGCGGCCGGCGGCGACGATTTCGAGGGGGGAATTCTGGTATTCGCTGGCAAAAACTAGGGGTTTGAAGAGGAAAAGGTTCATAGCGTGCTGGATTGCGGACAGGCAACCGGGCGGAACGTTCTCGGGCCAGGCAATGACGGCGCCGGCGTCCATTTCTTCGCGGTGCTCGGCGTAGAATTTGGATCCGCGCGAGCCGTCGCCATCCTGCTGCATGTGCTCGGCGACGATCGAGCGGTATTCCTTCCACAAGTCCATTCGCGCGGGCAGCGCGTAGAGCATCTTGTAGCGCTCGCCTTGCCACTGCGGGGAAATCTGGCGGTCGAGCAACTTATCGCTGGCGTCGCCCGGGGCGAAGACGGTGCAGCATGCCAGGGCGCTGATTTTCTTGCCGGGGCCAGCCATACCGAGGACGGCGCCCTCGATTGTGGCCAAAAGTTCGTCGACGCGCTCGGGATTGACGGCAATTTTGTCGGTTTGGACGTCGTCGAGGAGGACTAGATCGGGGCGGATCGGCTCGCCGTTTTTGGTGTAGTGGGTGCCGCGGATTTCGGTGGATGAGATCGACAGGCTTTCGACGATTGCGAAGTGCTCGATTCGCTTGGGGATTAGGCCGAAATCGAGCTGGGTTGGGCTGCATGCAACCTGCGTCGGCGTCCCTTCGGTCGTCTGATCCTTGCTTTTACGGCTGTCGCAGCGGACGGCGCGCATGGGCAGCATGAATTCAGGATAGTCTTCGAGCAGCGGGTGATTGCCGTCGGCCAAGATCTGATCGCGGACATCGGCAATGAGGCGCTTGGCCTTGCGGTGCGTGGCAGCCAGGATTACGCAATAGCGCCGTTGGCCGGTGAAAACGGCCTTGATGCCGGCGCCGATGAGGATTTGGGTCTTGCCACTTCCGCGGGGCATGCCGAGGGCGAAAAGCGCGTCCCCGCTGATGACCCGATCAAGCTGGGCAATCACCTTAAGATGATCCGGAGCCCAGGGCAGCGTAAAGACGCTGGGGAGATAGGTGCGGAGCCACAGGGGCGTATCGGCTTCATTTTTCTTCCGGCGTTTCGGATGCTTGCATTTCGGGATTGGACCGATGTC